CCTGGAAAGTCTGGGCTTTCATAAACAGAATCGTAAACATTTGACCAATAGCAAAGTTCGTACTGAGCCTTGGTTATATCCGATATTGGATTTTTAAAAAGACTTGATCCGGTCTTAGACGCAGTTTTCCATATTGTTCTCCAAGGCTCAGATCTAGCTATAGCCCTTATATCTTTTTGTTGGATCTTAGAGGCTAAAACGGTCATCTTTAAAAGCTCTTCAATGTCTCTTGTAGATATGTGCTCCTCAAGTTCCTCGACAGTCTTCCAAATTTTTTCACCAAATCTGTCTCTGACGCACTCGCTTAAAAGAGTAACGTTTATTCTATAAGCCTTTTGGTATTCAATGGTTTGAGCAAACATACAATGCCTGACTTCGCTTAATTCTTCAATTCTTTTTTGTAGCGCATTGATAGTTGAATCTACCATTTGCAGACTTCTTGACTTAAACTTTAGTTTTGGTTTTTCGTTTATAAGTTTTTCTATGTCTTTTTGGCAAGTCTTGAGTTCTTGTTCTTTCTCATTGGACCAAAGACCTCTGCTTATAAGTATGCTTTTTTCATCCTCTTCGGTTAAAAATCCATCCTTTTTTAGATCAGACTCAATGTTTTTAGTATAAAAAGATATCTCTGAAAACAAAGAACTAGTTGGCTCAAAATACTTTAAAAGCCTATCTTTGTATTTGAAATGAAAAAAGCCAGAGACTATCTGGCGAAGTTTTTCTTCTTTTTCAGAATGAATCATTTAAAGAATGGAAGTTTGCCCTTGACCCAATTCCATACTGGGGTAAAAAATACCCCGCCGGCGATAAATACTAAAACTAAAACTGCGGCAGTTCCAATAGTGGAATTTAAAAACTCTTGCATAATTTTCTTCCTGAGAATAAACACAGCAGAATTTCTCCTGCTGTGTCTTAATATTAAGCTATATCAAACTTTTCTGGAGATGGTGTTGGCGTTAGGTTTTCACCCTTACCAGGGTCAGTAAATCCCGCCAAGAAGTTTCCTTCTGAAGTACCTGTTCTTGTGACGGTGAAGAAGTTGAAGTTGCTATAGTTGTAGGTAACAGTTCTGTTGCCTCCACCGGCTTCTCCACCGCTTGAAGAAACAGAGGTAAGTCTGTTCTTTGATCCAAGATCTATTTGCACTCCGTCAGCCGTGATTAAGTAAATTACTTGATCTCGGATATTAGTCGCTTCTTCTCTTGCGTCTACAGTGTCGCCTTGGAGGTCTATGATCTCAATAGCGGTCGTGACTTCAACAGGGAAATCCATGTATCTGTGGTACGGCCCCTTCTTGCCAAGCTCGAACAGTTCTGTTCTGCCCATGTCTACGCTTACCTGTATGCTTTGAATGTGTGTACTGAAACCGTTAGTAGTAAAGTTGGTTCCTGCTAATCCTGAAGCATAGTTTAAAGTAACTTGACCAGAAGCATTAACACCTGGGATTTCTCTTGGTAAGTAGCAAACGGTGAGATCTGAAGCGCTTGATCCGGCGCCAAGTCTTAGATGCTGTCTTCTGCTTACGAAACCAGTTGGAGGAGCGGTTAGTAAGCTTGTTTCAGCTACACCGGTGTATGGCTGGAAAAGTCTTACGCTACCTGCGGTGTTAAAGGTTTGAGTGTTGTTATTCCAATACTTGTTGTTTCCAACGAAAGTAACGCTTTCTGTGAAGTTTCCATCGACAGGGAAGTTGAAGTTGATGGCGCTGATAAACATGCCGCTTAAGAAGCACTGATGCGCTGAAGTAGCGCCGGTGGCAAAAGAAACAGTATCAGGCATGAAGTTGATGGCTATATTTGTTCTAGCGTTGGAGTATCTAGAAATAAGATTTGAGCCGCCTGCGTCTGATGCTAAGTGCTGGATTAGTGGAGTTCCGTCTAAAACTTTTTCTATAGTACATTCGACGCTAGGAATATTTTCAATGTTAGAATATATATCTAGCTGACCGAGTTGGTATACTTGTTCTAGATCAAATGTGGTATCAACTGATACGCTTTGAACACCTGAAACAGGTCGCATTAAATTACCTGCATGTAAACCAGTTCCTATACCTACGGTTTGTGCAGCATAGAAAAGTCTGTTGTTTGTATTAAATCTGTATGCCATGATATTTTATCTCTTTTTTGTATACACAATTATGTGAATACTTCCAAATCAACAGTGACCCCTCCTCTGATCAAAGGGAGAGCTATAAAGGTGTCAACCTCGGAAGAATTATCAGTAAATCTAAGATTTTTCCAAAAATATTGTTCACATCTTTGATCTACAGATAATCTGTTTGGGTTTAATGATCCATCTAAATTTAGTCCATAAAAGCCGCTTGCTGAAATTTTATTTGCGTCATAGGCTTTGACAGAAGAAGTTTGCAAAGAAACGCAGCAGTCCATTAAAAATTCATAATGAGGAGTATCTTCAGTTACAATATCAAAAGATACTGTATATGTATCCATTCTTGTTGGGGCGCCTAGTTCGTAAGGTATACCGTAGGCTCGCTTTACATCTATAAAGATTGCAGGTAAAAAGGCCTTGATTTCGTTTGGCATTTCATCATACCCTGATCCAGGAGGAGAATTTTGCCAGTTTTTTAGGTGTGCGTTAAACAGCCTTCTATATTCAGAGCTGGTTGATGGGTATATAAATCCTGCTCTTTCTGAATGCGGACAAAACACATTGAGTCCTGATGGCTGTGGATTTGTAAATACAACCCCTCCTCTTGCGTAGTCTATATAATGATCGTATATTCCTCCATTTTTTTCTGGATAAAACACGCCTGAAACAAGTATTCCAGTAGGTGTTATCGGAGGAGTTCCATTGTCATATGTAGGCGTTTGAGATTCCCAAACCCAATCAGCGCTGTTGCCGGCCCAAAATCTAAAATTAGAATACTGTGGATCATAAGCAGGTCTTAATTGAGAAAAATCATTTCCGTAATAACCGTAAGTGCCCGTGGACATATTGTAATACCCACCTGCATTTATCAAAGCTTGCGCCAAGTGGGCCATTACGTTCTCTCTTATGAGAGATCTTGTTGTTAACTGTCCGAAATATTTTATATCTCTAAATAGCATTTAGAACTTGCCTGTTGTTTCTTTTCTTATCTTATCGACTAAATATTGACCAATGCTTGAATATTGAAATTTAATTGCTTCCCTCTCCAATACCTTGATAACAGATGAAGTAAATTCTTGGGACTTCCCTGCCTCAGCTAGAACCTCTCTGATATAGTTTCTGCCGCCGGTTCTTAAATTTTCAAACAACTCTAAATCTTCTTTTGATACTCCGCTTGGTGATTTTTTTGTATCTTGGATTAATTTTATCGCATCTCCGATATCAGAAAAAAATTGAAGCCTTTTTCGTTTTTTTCTTAAGTTTTTTCTAGCATATCTAGCTGTGTCTGTGTCTCTTTTTTGCTTGGTTCTTCTGAGACATCTGCGTATTACTCTGGGGTCTTTGGCGGCTAATATTATATTAGGTATGTTCTCTACTACAACGGTCTGTATCACATCGTCAAAACTTGGCTCAGGTCTCCATTCGTTTGGTTCGTAGTCTCCGCCTTTTCTCATTATGTGCGATCCTGTGCGGCTGTACTCTACAAAGTCTCGTGGAGCTTCCCCAGCCCCTGGAAAAACGCTGTATCCATTAACTTTTGTTTCTCCGGTATTAGCTTCGTATAACCAATTTCTTCTTCTGCCTTTGCTTGTTTGACCCTTCCCTATTCTGAAAGAGGAAAAGTCATAAGCTTTATTAACAATCCTATCCATATAGGCTTTTATATTTGAAGGTAAAAGCCTTGACGCAGATTTTTGCCCAACTATTGATTTTAGGTTTTTTAACGCAGATTTATTTAGTTTACTTCCACCACAAGCGTTTACGTTAATTTTAATAGATCTCTCTAAAAATTTTTTTAGTTTTGTTATGGTGATTCTGTCTGGAACACCCAACGCTCCTCTGTATTCTTTATTTTCATAAAAATTTATGTTTGGCTGTTCTACTATCTTAGGTATAAGTTTTGACTTAATATAAGATGCGGCAGCTCTTGTCATTTCCCCGCCACAACTTTCACATAAATTATCTAGCAAAGCTTCTCTTACTGCATCAGCCAAAGCGTCGGCTAATCTTGAAACCACGACCCCGCTATTAGTAAATGATATGTATTGTGATACTTCTATCTTAAGGTTGGCTTTGGAGGATCTTTGCGGACCACCAGGGTTTCCAGGTTTGAATCTTTGATCAGCCATTTAAGCCTTTCTCATATATCTATCCAATATGATATACAATTTACATCTTCACCAAGTCCGTAAGACATAGGGGGTTTTATCATTTTTGATTTAAATGATTTAGAAGATCCGTAATAAAATGTTGCATGCGATGCTCTTAGAAGATCTGGTATATATTTTTTATCGCAAACAAACTTCCAAATGTTTTGAGATTTTTGAGCGGAACCAATCTCTAAAAATTCCTTCATGGCATCGCTTCTTGCTCCATATACTCTGCCTTCAATGATTTTCGTGCTTTGTGCTTGATAATATCCTGTCGCAGCGCCACCAAAAGCTGTCTCATTATATGTTGGTATTGAGTTAGGAGAAGTCAAACCTCCTGCAGGAGGCATGAATCTTGGCTTTGAGCTTACAGAATCATTCATTATGGTGTTTGAGGTTCTAATGTCTAAGTTAAATGTTAGTTCACAAGGAACACCAACTCCTCCGCTTGCTGCAGTTAGCGCTTGCGAAGCTTCTTTCCATGCTGACTTGACAGAATCTGGTACATAACTCAAATTTATCTCCTAGCTGGTCCGTACTCTGGGTAATAGGTGAAGTTAGTTGTTGTGTAACCCAAATCTGCGCTCTCGTAAGGTCCGAGTATTGCTCTTCCTGCAAATTTGTTTCCTTTTTCCCATTCCCAAAGAGACTTTTGGTAATTGTCTAAGAACATCTTCATGACATCCTGCTTGCCTTTTAGTGCAGCTGTTCCGTCATAAGAGGTTAAGTCGTCTTTTATTCTAATGCCGTATTTTGCCATGTCTTTTCTTGCCTCAGACATGCTAAGTATAACAGCAGCCTTGAGTACGAATAAGTTTGACAAGCCTTGATTTGAAGTATCAGCCTCTGGATCAGGATCTATAGTCAAGCTTGATAAACTAACCTTATAGCCGTTAGCTAGTGTCGTTTCCGCTAAAACAGCCTGTGCGCCAAGTATGATAAACTGATTCAATGAATTGGAATCATATGTTTGTGGCGAAGAAACGTCACCTATATAATATCTTAAGCTGGTCACAAGGTTGTTGTATGTTGCCATTATAAAGCCTCAGATGCTGCGTGCTGACCATATACGTATACTGTCTGTGACTGAGCTGGAGCTGTTATAGCCCAAGCATTTCTAATTGGAGATAGACCAGGCCCGCCAAACTCTATGCTTTGACCGCCGCTAAGTGGTATTCCAACGCCAGTACTCATATAATTAAAGCCTGTTCCAACAGCATTTATACCTACCCAAACAACGTGCTTGTTTACAGGCGCATAGTTTAGTACGGTTAATTTTTCCATTGGAGCTAAAGATCCGGTTTCGTTAGAGAAAATAAAAGCACCAGTTGCAGCTACGTTTGTACCTGTAGCAAATGGCACTTTGGATATAAAAATACCAAAATTGGTTCCGCTAGGCGACTCAGCAACAGAACCTTCTTGTCCATATTGCATTGACTGCTGAACCAGTGGTCCATAGCCTATGAAAGCTCTTGTTGATGTTGGTACTGCGTTAGATGATGTGTATGCCAAAGCCATATTTTTAAATACACAAAACAAAAGCCCCCGAAAAACGGGGGCTTCTGCTTGAAGATTTTTTGTTTTTAGAACGAACCGGCTAGTACGTGTCGTACATCTAGCACAGCCCATCCACCTTCCATTGATCCGTAGAACCCAACTAGACCGTGTCTATGTAGATTCTCGTCTTCGGTGATCTCAATCTCTTGGCTGACTGGATGGATGAAGCACTTGTCTGGCTGAGTTAGATCAAGCCCTATAACTAGTTCTTCATCAGAGCTTGGACCAAGCGATCCGCCTAAGGTGCTGCTGTAGTATAACTGATACTCTTGACCAACACCAAGCTCATCAAGGTCGTGGAAGTTTACACCGTACATACCTCTGACGGCGCCTTCTTCGCTTCTTTGGATTTGAGTTCTGATATCGTCAGATATTAGACCAATACCCCAGCTTGACATGTCTTCAAAAGCCTCTGGCGACATGTACAGATCAGTCATCTTTCTTCGAGCCACGCTGGTGGAGTTACCGCCACCGTTTCTACGAACGACGGTCTTCATTAAGCTGATGAGCTTTGGAGTGAAGGCTCCAGCGGCAGCATCAGCATCGTATGCAAGTATTCCGCGTCCCTTAGCCGCCGAAAGAATGGTCTGCCATCCGTCGTCGTTGTTCTTCTTTACGAATGACATGTTGAGAACTTCAATCATTCTTCTGAGAACATCGTATCTAGCGTGCTTTAAGAAGCGTCTAGTGCAGTCGATTGAGCTTCCAATCGCGTAAGTATTCAACTGAATGTAATCAGCCTCTACTCTTCGCATTGGTATCTTGCCGTGATCAGGGATCACGTAAGCGACGTGCTCTTTCTCGCTACCTGGAGCAAGGAGATCGAGTGGGATTCTAAGATCGGTGGTTTCAGTAAAGTCTTCGGTTACGAAGATATCTGAAACGATATCGCCATCAAGAATACCCTCTCTGATTGGGCCGTCAACAGCTTGAGTATAGCTGTTTAGGGCTGTTGCTATGCCTTTTGCTATTTGGGCTTGGGCCTTCATAGCGACGAGTTTATCGTTGCTACCAGCTGAGACAAGTAATTCTTTTGCCTCTGATGTTAGCTCGTTTGATTCTACGCTTGATTGTATTGAGTTATTCATTTTGTGTGTGCCTACCTTTTTATTTATAGATCTACATAAACCTTAGCGTAGCCATCTTCATCTGGTAACGATAGGAACTTACCTATCTCGAAAGCTAGAGTGCTGTTAGCCGCACCCCAAGTGCCGGTTTGTACGCCGCTGTTTGGTGTGATGTAACCAGAGGTTCCAAGATAAGCTGGCGCACCAACTCTAATGGTAGAGGTTGGATAGATCATGTTGGTGACAACATATCCTTTTCTTAGAACGGTTACCTTATCGCCAACCTGAGCTTCACTCTTGTATGGGTTAAGAGTCTGTCTGGTGAGGTCGATATTTACGACATCATTCATAAGAACTCCTATTGGTCTAGCTCCTGTTGGATTTAGACCATACCAAACTTGGTTGGCGGCTTGATCCATACCAGCTCCAGAAGGTCCTGTTGCGGTATTGCCTGTTGGAACAACTATACCGCCTCGTGATGAACCGTAAGCCCATCCTGTGGCGGCGAAGAACGAAATGTCTTCATCTACTATGTTTCTATCTGGTTTTAGTGCCATTTTTTTACCTTTGTTTTTTATACACTCTTTTTACAATTTAATTAAATTATCGTTTCTTTCCCATTGCAAAACCTATAAGGCTTTGAGCAGGATTGATTTTTTCAGCACTTGCTTCTGGTACAACCATTGCAAATGACTGCGACTTTTTAGTTGATGCTACAGCTTGAGCTGCTTCGTCTGCTACAGCTTCGTCTGCGTTATTTGGTTGAATTGAAGCTGCAATCTTAGCTAGAGAGTTTTTGAAAGCTGTGTAAGCGGTTTCGTCTAGATTTATGATGTCATCAGCAGTAACGCCATGATCATCAGATTTAACTATGTCCGCTATTTCCGCTAATCTTTCTTTTGCTTGCTTAGCTGAGAAGGCTTTGTCAGCTATCTCCTCAACTGAAGCAGCAAAATTATTTAGCTCTGCTAACTCGGCCTCTAATTTTTTAATTGTTTCTTCTTTTACGGCTAGAGAATCGGCAAGTGTTTTATTTTGCGCCGAAAGTTCTTCTAGTTTATTGGATGCTAACACTATAGCATCTTCTATCTCTTGATCTGTTGGTTTATCCATTACGATTTCTCCAGTTTTTACATACACTTTTTGATCAATATTGTCTAAACTTTTATCTTCAGCAGCTAGCTTCAAGGTTTGATTATCTGTTCCGCCTTGCTGCGTTTGGTTATTTTGGTTTGTTTGGTTATTTTCGTTTGTTTGTTCCTGATCTTGTAAATACTGGTGTATAGCGCCTCCGCCTCCGCCTTGATCAATTTGCTCTGAAGTTTCTTGTTTTGGTAGAAGTCTACCTGATCTTCTTAGCTTAAGTCCTCTCTTTGCCATCTCTTCTAGGACAAATCTAAGCTCTCTTTCGGAGGAGCAGGGTCTATATTGAGCGATTTTCATCTGTTCTTCTAGATCTGATGGATCACCTTTTAGCGCCGAGTATAGTAATGGTTGGTCGCCGTGTCTATCTTGTTGGTACAAGTGGTATCCAGTACATCCAAGCTCTATTTCACCGACTTTAGAAGCTTCTTTTGGTGAATAGAACATTAGTCCGTCGCTAGGTTCTTCATATGTTTTTGGGGTAAACTCTTCTACAGGAGCCATCGGCTCCATTGGAGCGTTTAATTCGTTTGGATTAAGAGGTGTGTTTGGTTCTTGAACCGGACCAGTTGGCGGATTAGTGGTGTTAGGATCAAACGTTGGGTCTATTTCAGCTTTAGACTTTTTATCATTGATGATAACGCTTAATATTTTTCCTTTTTTCTTGTTTGCTGGTTCGCTTACTATCCCTTGCCCAGAAAATATTATATTTTTTAGCCATCTTCCAATTTGATACTCTTGACCCTTGTATTTAGTCTTGCCACTTCCTCCATACGACTTTAAATCCTTTGACATAGAAGCGTTTGATGGCTTTCTGTCCAAGAATAGCGGATTTTCATCGTCTTCATTTTTTCTTAAGCAATAACCAAAATCTTCAAAGAAACACTCCATTGAAACGTAAAGATTGCTTTCGTCTATTCCTCTTTTGATCTTAGAGGCATACGACGGAAAGTATTGAGACCAAATTAGACCGTCTTGCTTTATGTGAACCATGCCAGACAGCGTCTTATTGGCAGAAGCCGCAAACTCTTCAGACATTTCTTGATCCATAAAGTTTAGTGAAGAAAGATCTCCATATATAAGGTTTGATCTAACCATAACCCCTATATTTTCGTTTTGGTTGTCCTCAGATCCTCTATGCATCCAATTTATTGGCTTGAAGTGAGGAGTGCTTGAGGCCTTTACGATTTCTTCTGCGGTAAAAACATCATCATTAGCATTCCAAATATCAGTTACTAAAATCGAAGATATAGGAGTAACGTCATCTGTTATTTTAAACTCTTTATCCTTAAGGGCAGAAAACGCACAAGCATTACCTACGCACGCCTGAGCTAGTTCTACTTTATTTTTTATTAGGTCGTTGTCTTGAACTAAATAATTAATATCACAAACAACTTTATTTACTTTAACAAGATCTGATATTGATTCTTCAGCTTTAAAAATTTTCATTTATTCACCTTATTTTTATACACATTGTGTGTTTTTATTGTTTTTTAGACAAAATAGCCATAACCATGTTTTTTGACATTCTGATATTCGACGCATTTTGGTTGTCTAGTTTTTTAATTTCTCTTGTCAGAACAGTAGTGAAATTTTCTGTGTTTATGTCTGACTCGGATATAGATATTATTTCAGAGTCTTCTATGACTGCACCTTTATATGTAGCAAAAACTTTATTTTTTGCACTTTCTATTTCTTCTTTTTGCTTATTGGTTAACTGCCTTTTATTGCTTATTTTGAATTTTTTTAAGAATTTTTCGTCTATGATTTCATCTACTCTTTTTTGGAAATCATCCGCCCTAGCCAACTCGTCGGCCTTAATTCTCTTGGAAACCTTACGTTTCACTGTGTCCTTTGAGCCTGAAGGTCTTCCAAGAGGCATAGCCGGTTCTAAAGAAACAGGAGTGTTTGATTCTTGTTTAAGTTTAAGTAACTCTTTATTTTTCTTATGATTATTTTCAGATATTTCTGTTTGAATGAATGGACTGTACTTATCAGATACAACACCTGCTTTTCTGTCTTCCTTTTCTTGCGCAAGTCTGGATTTTTCAATATCCCACATTTCTCCAATTTTTTCAGTGATAGTTTGATTGGATATAACATTTCTATCATTCAACTCTGTAAGCAGTTTGAAATAACTAGGTTGGTCAAACAGATTGTCTACACTGAATTTTATTTTTGGTTTTGTTTTGAAAGACAGTTCGTCACAGATAATATCAATTTCAGACTGAATCCAATCTGTCAAAGCTCTTCTTATGGCGTCTATTCTTTTCATAAGGTTTCTTAAACCCATAAATGAGTCGTTTGAACCTCCTGAGCTAGATGTGCCTCCGATCAAACTTTTATGAACGCCCAATCCAAGAAGCATTGACTCATAGTTTTCAGTAAAATTTTCTAGCTTTTCGATTGGTGGAAAGTATTGATCGTATTGAAGCATTGAATCCCAAATTATATCAAGAGTTCCACCGCTATGATTCTCTAAAACGTTTGACAATCTTACAATGGATCCTATATCTGGAAGAATTTCCTCTTTATGATCTCCAAGCCGCCATAGTCTAACTGAGTTATACCAACTGTCTAAAGCGCTTATCTTAGCCATTCTTAGCTTTTCATTGTAAATAACATCGTGCAATATACTGTATATGAAGCTTTTAGCCCAAACAGCACTATCTTTTTTCTTGTAATGTGCTACGTAGATAGAATCAGGATCAAGCGGAATCATTAGGTCAACGCCATTTTTTGATGACATTATTGCCTTTTTAACTTCAGGCGGAAGTCCTTCTAAGGCGCTGTCTCCTTCTTTTTTCACCAAGCTTTTGAATTGAGATATGTGTGTTGAGCTTATCTTAATGGCCCATCTCTTATTGCCTGAGAAAATTGCCGCCTCGCCACCTATAAGCATAACAGTTTGAGGATCGTAGAAAACGTAGTCCAAAGGAATTTTTGATCTTTTTGTTGGCGCAGCGTTTGCCGAATCTCTACGCATTCTTCTTATTGTTGGAACATCTATACTTTCAAATCTTCTTCCAACAACAACGTTTCCTTCAACCACAAAGTAATTAGAGAATCTTTCCGCTCTCTCCTTTAGTCCGCACTTAAGCGACCATTGCTTAAAAAAGTTTTCAACGCTTTTATTTTCACTTACTATCTCCAAACCCTCTACAGCAATTTCTGTCATTAAGTCAACTACAGATCTGATAAGGCCTACGCTTTCATAAGCAGAACGGCATGCGGTCATTACCTCATCATCTTTATGAGGTATTTTTTCGTTTGGTCTAAATCTCTCCCACGCCTTTCTGGTGAAAGGCGGTCTTACTGAGATGCCGTCCTCTACGTTAGAGTAAAAGCCACCAAAGGCCATTTGTTCTGGTTTAATTTCAGACATAGCCTTGTTGTGGTCATTTAGATTGTTCTTTTTTTCAGGATTTGTAGATGTGTAAAAATTATTTTCAGACATTGTGATTGAACCGCAATGCAATTACATACACATCAATAAAATATTGAACCGTTAGGACCGTCAGATTTGCGTACTATTGTTGGTCTATTGTTGATTTGGTTGTTTTTCATCTTTTTGAGTCCTTTACCTTGATACATTTGACCAGACATACCGCTTTGACCAGCTATCTCTTTGGCAGAGAAACCTCCAAAAGTATGCTTTCTTGGTTCTTCTACTGTGTTAAGAATACCTCTAGCAGCATCGTTTGCTAATAGAAGACTGGTGAAATGGTCTTTTCTTAATCTTGCCTTGACCCCTTCTGTTACTACACCTTTTATTCTTGGCAAATCCCAAGTCTTGTTTCCCTTTGCTGTGGTTTGTTCCTGAATAAGAGTGGTTTGATATTTACATTCTTCTATCTCGTATTGAATGTTTTCAAGAGAAAAGTCTATTAGCTCCTCTTCTTGGTTTAACATCCTGGACTGCTCTACCGATATCGCATCATAGGCTGGAAACAGTTGCTTCATTGTGGTTATGTCTTTTAAAAGATTGTAGTGAGCCGCTTCGTACCACTCTCTTGAAGAGAATTCTATTACTTTGATTATGTGAGCGCCTTTTCTGTCAGACACTTCTTCATCATTCATATCAAATAAGCAATACTCCCCATCGTTTATTTTTGAGCTATCTTTGAGACCTTCTACTACTGACCTGCCTCCGCCTCCTGAATCTATGTGGATTCTTACAATATTGAATCTAGAACATATCTCATGTATCTTTCTTAAGATGAATGTGTTATAATCTTCTATTCCTGAAAATAACTGAGGCTTTCTTTTCTTTAAAGACTCAAACTTTTTTCTGTTTGTGCTCCAACAAAAAACTAATTCTCTATGGTCATCTTGAATTTTTATTACAGATATTGCGAAGTTATCTCTTTCTGAAGCAGGGTCTACACCCATTACATATTTGTGGTTTCTATCTCCATACTCTTCAGCATAGAATTTTATTTCGCCATCTTTTATCTTAATTGGTGCTGTGGCTTTGTACAATGCTGAGGCGGGATAGAATCCGTCAGAATCTTTAGCAAAAACGCAACCATATTCCATTTTAAATATGGCAGAATCCATAGTGGCTTTACCTTGCTCAAGAATCGTTTTATCCATCAAGCCTGTTGGTAGACAATCCCAAGGCAGTCTTATTACAGCGTATTCGCAATCATCAGATCCGCCATATTTTGTTTGATTATATATCAGATTGCAATAGTCTTGGTAGTATTTATAAAAATGATTAAATTGATACGTAGCAGTTCCTGCTATTACTATCTGATTTCCTTCGCTTTTAGTATTTCCTATAAAATCATCTATATCGTCAGTACTCATGCCTATGGTTTTTAGTGCGTCTATCTGATATTGTTGTTTAACTTTTTCAAAGGTGTTATTACTTTGAACAGATGCAAAGCCTCTAATTACAGTTTCAAATATGTCTGGATTTACAGAGCCAAACTCGTCAACAATAATTGTATTTGCTCTTAACCCTCTAATTTTTTCACCTGTTCCAATCGGAATACCCATTATTTTACTGTCACCTATTTCCCAAGTAAAACCCAAAACGCCGCGTCTTGGTCCATTATTGGCTCCGCAAATATCTTGCAGAATAGGGGCGTTCTTCCAAATATTTTCCATTGATTCAAATACCAAGCCAGACTGTCTTAAACCTGCACCTGCAATTACAATTTTACTACCTTGATCTAGCAAAGCCTTAGTTATCGCATAACAGCCAAGCATTGTTGTTTTGGATCCGCCTCTGGTAGCTAAGATCATTGGAAGCCTCTTTGTCCAAAGAGTGTGCAAAATTGACATTTGATACGGAAATAAGTTCATGTTCAAAAGAGTTTTGACTGTAAAAGGAAGGTAATCTATGTTTTTAAAAATCTTCACAAGCTCTTCTGCTATATCATCTTTTTTTACCGTCAAATCGAAAGGATTACTTGTTTGTAGTAAAGAAGGATCGCCTACCTCAAGGTAGGCGAAATCCAAGTATTCTTTTATTCTATCTTCTGACCAATTTTTATCTATCATGGACTTTGATTTCCATTAAGAGTTACTCCGTTTTGTGTTCCAAGAATGCCTACGCCCGGTACGCTACTACCAATTGGCATTGATTCATCAGAAACCCACAATCCAATAAATCTTGGATCATCTTTTTTGGCAATTTCAATTTTTGTTGTATTGAAGTTTGCAAGCACCTTAAAATTTAGAGTTACTATAAGGGTTTCTTTATTGTAAAATGTTTTGTTTCCTAATTGGCTTAACCAATGATGAGAAGCGTTGCCATCTTTTGGCACTGAAACTTCATTGATATTACCAGGTCCAGGCATAGGAATTGAATTATCCATACTCGGCGGAGAACCTGCTTTATTCAGACCCATGAATTCTAATACATTTGGATCCCAAATAAAGTTGGTACAAACAGACGAAAGAAGCTGAGGTTTTGTATCTGGCTTTATCATTACTTGAACTGGAACAATGTCGCCTACATTAACCTTTGCGCTTGTTGCCGTAAGATAGTGAGAAACCTTGTAATCCGCAGGAACACCGAACATTATTTGTTCACCTTGGCTTCTTGTTTCAGAAAGAACATTTGTTCCTAAAACCGGGCTGCCATCTATCTTAGTTAGTATGGTTTTTTCTTGGTGAATTGTGCTTGGTAACGTTCTAATAAAGGCTCTCTGCATTCCCCATATTGGAAGATAGAAATCGTCTTTCACCAAAAATCTAATCTTTCCTAACAGGCGATATCCACCTTGCCACATGTATCCATCGAAATTCCATTGATAATAAGACGGCTTACTAGGCGGAGTTCGCTGTTCTGGAGCTTTTAGCGCTTCTGAGCGAAAAAGAAAGACGCCTTCTCCCAGCATCGTTTGCTGAACCTTACTGGCATCCATAACGTTTTTATCAAAAGCAGGACCAAAAGCTGTAGGATCAACAGGTAAAAGTTCTAAACGAGTGTGATCATACTGAATTACAGCGTCTGTTGAGCGATATATACTCCATAGATAAATCGTCTTACCGTTTATAACTTTTGTTTTTGCAATGGGCATTGCCATTAAATCCGCAGTAATTATTTGGCCTTTATAAGCGATTTGGCCAAACCTATTGTTTCCATTCCAAGTTCTGTTGGCCCAATCACAAGACAGATAAAGCTGATATCCTATGCTTGGGTCTATAAAATATGGCGTGTAAACCATTGCCGGAGGAACTGGAACTAACTGAGTGGTTCCGTCTGGTTGAGGAACTTTTGTTGGTGGAACCGGTACGGTTTGAGCTAATGCTGAAAATGAAACTAAAAGACTAAGAATTATTGATTTGATCATTTGTTTTTCCTTCTATTAATTGCTTAAATAAATTGCACATGTATTTTTTAGCGAAGTATTTGTTTGATAAAAACAATGTTTTTATACCCCATTTATAATCTATCTCTGTTACTCTCTTTAAAATAAAGTCGGGTGATAGTGTAAAGTATCTTCCTTTCTTGGGATCTCTTACGTTATATCTTGCAAAAGAATCCCTTAGGTCATCTTCGACTATTATGTATGGCATTTTGTATTCTGCTAATTTGTCGAGTTCTTTTTGAAACCTATCCCAGTTTTTTCCAAAATTACCTATCACCTCTTCTATGCTATTTTTTCTTTCTATTATTATGCCATCCTTAGCATCAAATCCCTCAAGAGAATAATCTCCACAAGGCAAAGCTATATTTTTTATTTCTTTGACAAAAAATCCAGATGGCAGTCCATCTTCAAAATCCCAAGGCTTTTTTTCCCTAGTATCAACGATAACGTTTGCGTAAATTGTTTCTTTTAATGTTTTTTGCGCCTGTTTTCTTGCGTCGGCGTATCCTCTTCGGGGCATCTATTTTCTCCCATTCAGGTTGATTTGCGTTTGCTATCACGGTTCTGAAGAAAAGACTTTCAAATTGTTCTTCTCTTCCTGTGACGAAGCAATGATGTTTTTTACAAAGACAAATTCCATTGAATATTTCTGTTCGAAGCCTATGGTGATCAGCGTATTTTTTTATGTGATGCACTTCTAAACTATTCCTGACCTTACAACCCGGATATTGACATGTATAGCTGTCTCTTTTTAATACAGATCTTCTAAAACTTCTGTATTCGTCGTTATCTCTTTGGGATTTATATTTTCTCACCAATCACATATACACTATTTTGTCTCTATGAGACGCTTCCTCGCTATCATGAACATACATATCTAAAAGAACCTCTCTCCATTTGTGTTCTGCAGACCAACCAAGCTTTTCTTTAGCTTTCTTTGGGTCTGCTATTAAGTAGTTGACTTCCGCCGGTCTTATTAGGCTTTGATCTTGGTAATATGGCTTATCGCTTGGATCTAATCCAGCTATATGACAAACGTAGTTTATTGCGTCACCTATTGATGCCGACTCTCCTGTGCCAATAACATAATCATTTGGTTTTGGTTGCTGAAGCATAAGCCACATAACGTTTACGTATTCTTTAGCGTGTCCCCAATCTCTTTTGGAGTCTAGGTTTCCTATAGAGAATTTTTTGCCTGTATTTTTATACTCGACAACGCCTTTAGTGATTTTTCTAGTCACAAAATCCAATCCTCTTCTTGGGCTTTCGTGATTAAATAAAATACCGCATGAAGCATGCAGTCCATAAGCTTCTCTGTATAAGCCAACCATTTTGTGTCCATACAGTTTTGCCGCAGCGTATGGACTCCTTGGAGCAAACTCTGTATTTTCGTTTTGCGGACCTGGTGAGTTTCCAAACAATTCAGAAGTAGATGCTTGATAAAATCTAGTGCCAGGACTGTATTTTAGTATTCCCTCCAAGGCAATAGTAACAGCCTCACCATCTGTTTTCAGAGTAGATATCGGCTCCTTGAAGCTCTGTCCTACATGAGACATCGCAGCTAGATTGTAATATTCATCAGGTCTTAGCTCTCCGATAATATTGTTGATGCCTGACGGGTCTGTGATGTCTAGATTTAGAAGATTAAAGTTTCTATCTTCTAAGGCTTTATCTAAGTAATTATTTGACCTTGAAGAGGTGCGTCTTGATATTCCGTAAACAGTGTAACCTTTCTCTAGTAAAAGCTCGCATAAATAAGAACCATCCTGACCATGACAACCCGTGACTATTGCTTTTTTATTCATTGTTGTTCTCCATCATCTTAATTGTATTTGAATCTAGTAGTTGCGGAGCTATTTCTCCATCCATAAAGGTTACTCCGTTTCGCAGCTCATCGGTTTTTTTGTTCATAGATATCTTCATAAGCTCTGCCATTCTGCCTTCTTGCGTTTTGGTTTTCTTTGAGTCAAATTTTTTGCACAATGCGAAAAAGGTATCCGCACCTATTTTACCTCTTTCCTCTCGTTGTTTTCTTGTTATATTTAGACTCTCGCTAATTTTGGTGCTTTTTTCCAACAGTTCCTTATACTCTTTATTTAAATCTGTCAATCTTAAACTTGCAGCGAAAACCTTTTCATAGGTCTGAGCCTCGGTGGGATTGGAAAGATCTAAATCTTTTATGTCTCTAACTCCAGACTCTCTCATGAGAGTATCTCTTAGCTGCAGGCACTTAGAATAATCAGCTTGGTTTTTGTCTATTCTAAGTTTAAGCATTATTATTTGCTCTATGTTGTTCTCTTCTGTGTGATTTAAGTCTTCAAGCTGAATATGGTATCCAGCCCAATCTTCGCAAAAAGATTCCCATTCTTCCTTTGAGAGCATCCCCTTTATTCTTCTGCCTCGTGCAGAATTTACCAAGTCCTTTGTCCAAAATGAAACATCTTTTTCAGTTTCTATCTTGGGTTCTTCTTCGCTTAGACTTGGATCATTTTGCTCTATTTTTTTCTTATATCTTTCTATTGTTTTTACAGAACAGTCTAGTCTACGAGATATCTCAGCCATAGACAAATTGTCTAAATTATCCGATATAAACTTTATATCTGCAGCGGAAAGTTTTTTATTCATTATTCCACTCCGTTATGAGTTCATTGATTTTCAATAATAATTTATTCTTGTAGTACGGCGTTACCGCTTCGTCGTTTAGACAAGCGTTATATATCTCAAGATATGAGCTGTCTAGTTTTTTAAGTATGTATTCCTGAAGCTCTGAGTATTCTACTTCTGAGTGAATGTTGGAAACACAAACAGAGTTTTTGTCATTTGATTCATTTTTATCGGGAAGAGAAGAGGCTGATTTGCTTAAGCTTTGTCTTGCGGAAGAATGTTTTTCATTTACAGATAAACAATGGTCCCTGTAAAAATTTTTAAGTCTGTTTTTTACTATTTTATTTAGCCATCTCTCCAATGATTTTGCGTGAGTTTTGTCGGCTTCTTTTGCTTGGTCAAAAAATTGAAGCTGTTGTATGCATATTAGTCTTGCCTGAGATTCTATATCCTCTTCAGTCATGAACCCAAACTTTTTTCCCCTGTGTGTTTTGGCTATGGTTTCAATAATGGAAACAACCTCTTCGTAAGAGATTTTTTCTTTATTGTTCTTGTTTATTTTTCTTAAGAACAATTTAATTGGATCTGAAATTTTTGACACGCTATATTATAGTTACATGTGTATATTTTTGCGGAGTTATCTATGAACACTTCAAAAAAGAGATGGTCTGAAACGGAAAAACACTTCCTTAGAACTAATGCCGCCGGCATGAAAGACATGGATATAGCTGCTCAGCTTAAGAAGAGCCTTAAGTCTGTTCGTGAGATGCGAAGAAGGCTTGGGTTAATTAAATTATCAGGAAGAGGCAGGGTCCAGTTAAAGGATAGGGTCGAAGCTTGATACTAAACATCGTTAATGATTCGCTGAACGATACAAAGATTGTATCGACAGATCCTTCAACTAATTTTAGAAGCGACGATCTTCGTTTAGTTGGAGATCCTCTTGATCTTAATAGGATATGTATTAATTTCAGTGTTCCAACAGATCTTGATCGGCAATCGATAGTAAGGGCAACCGTCAATCTTGTTATTAAAACAATAACTGGCGCAGGAACTAGCCCAAGCATCTCTTCAGCATTAATAAGCCAAAATACCGTTGACTATCGTTATGTTAGCTGGAACAATTATAACAACGGAATAGCTTGGACAACGCCCGGAGGAGATATAGAGTCGAGTACGATTAAAACAACAACCGTCGCACACTCCTCAGTAGAAACGATGGTAAGCATTGATGCCACAGACTCTGTGTTGTATGCTATCGCCAATGCAAAGTCAACTATGAATCTGTTGATATATACAGCCACATCGAATACCAACATTACCTATTACAGTAGAGAAACTGCAAACAAGGGACCTAAACTAGAATTGTTGTATAGAGACGCCACTACTGCCGATGGCATCGGCAGAACTGGCTCGATTCCCTCAATTCCAAGCATTTGATCAGCAGTTGCAAGCCTTAGCGCAATCAAGACCGTAAATATATTGATCGCCATTCTTGGCGCACTGGTTGTCTACAGGGAAATCAACCTTTAGCTTTGCGCAATCTGACATGAACTTCTTCTTTGTGCCTTGTTCGTATTTGTCCTGCTGTATCGGTGATGTAGCAGGCTTAAATGCATATGGAGCGCATCCATTGGCGTAAAGTTCGGCCAATCTTCTTGATTTAATAAGATACTCGTATCTGCGCTTTTGGAACTTGCAGTGGCAACGATCTTTTGCTAATTGGCAGTTTCTTTGTTCGGTTGGGCTTAAAGGTCTTCCTTGGTTTGGAACGCCTTGCTGCGGCATGGCCATCATCTCAATATTCTCAATAGAAACCTCTCCGGAGGCAGTACCTCTAAAACAATCTTCAAAATTATATCCCTGACCTCCTTGGCCCCCTATACAGTTTCCATAGCACCTTTCTAGTAACTGCTCCAAAGCCTTGTAATATCTTAGGATTTCAGCGCAGGTTTTCTTGCCGCTAAGTCTTGGCAGTATGCCTTCATCCAAAGGCTTTCCATCGCATCCAATGAGATCTCTAGTTGGAACAGGTTGGTTGTTTGATGGTTGATTTGGCGCCTCTTGCGGCTCTGCGCATGGATTGTTAAGGCAAACCCCTTGAACCATAACGCAACTTATGGCTTCATTTGGAACTTCTGCGCCATTTTCATCAATTTTATAGCCACATTTTGGGCGAGTGGCATTGCTTGTATTCCCTGCCGCATCTACTACTACGTTTCTGCATGTTGGAGGATATAAAATAGGAAATTCCGCATCCTTACAGCAGCATGCATAAGCAGTTCCGCCTGTTGCTGCGCTTGTTAATTTCTCTAAAATGCCTGCTAATTTATTTTTCATTTTATTCCAATGTTAAGAGATATTTGGTTTTTTGAACCAGTCCGAGCATTTCATCCCGCATGTTTAGCAAAGCCGTCTCGGTCTCACCCAAGTCATTTTGGATGTCATTTCTAAGCAAAGATTCGAGTGAGTCAAGAACGGCGCTTGGATCCTCAGATGCCGATACATTGAGACTAGAGACTGTTGATAAAAGTCCGCGACCCCTTGCTCCTATGTAAGTTTCAATAAAGTCGTCTATCTGTTCGTTCAGTGACTCATAAGCTTTTCCAAGAGCGCTATGCGCCGAGAAGGATGTGGTATTCCAATGGAGCATTCTGAGCTTTACATTAGCCTCTAGAAGACCGCTTATAAAGCCTCCATTGCCGCTTGTCTCGATGGAGTCCACCCCCATCTCCTCGGTCACAGGCGCGTCCACTGCCATAGGATTAATATCCTCGGCCTTGGCTGAGCCTGCGTAAGCATTTAAAAACCCCTTGATGTCTATTTTCATATTAAGCCTTTACCATACATACACTAGATTAGGCTATGGCTCCGCCTTCTTGTATCGCTTCTTCTACGCATACATCAATCGCCACCCACAGGCTTTCAAGGAGTGTATTAATTTGATTTGCCGCTCCAGCGCCTCCAATAAGGTCTCCTATGCGCCTTAGTAATTGATCAAGAATCCCCATCATAATTTTCAAACATACCACACACTCATTGTCTCCACCTTCAGAATCAAATATTATATCGGTAAATCTTCCTTCCGCCCCATTTGGACCCAACAGGGTAGGATCTGCACCCCAAATTGGTCTTGAAAATCTAAGGGGCAGCCAATTTTTTCTTTCTGGATTTGGCATTAAGCATCCAGACTTCACCATAGATTTTACATAAGAGCAAAGTCTAGCCTCTATTCCTTTTATTAAATCACCATTGAAGAATCTTTCCCAAGGAACATTTCCCACACAAGATATTCGGCAATCAACCCTGTCTGGATAAAGTTGCGGGAATGGCTTCTCGCATTTAATGCAAATACAGGGCCAAAGGTGCAGTGGTCCTAGCAAAAAGAAAGAGTTGCATTTTTGCGCGTCTTTAACCCACGGAAAAAGCTTTGGCAGAGCCTCTTTCATTGGTATGCAATCAAATTCAGGAGGATTCTGTATTTGGTCATTTATAGGAGCCTGTTCAGGAGCTTTCTCCTCTTGATTGATCTCAGGAATAGCCTGCTCTATCTCCAGCGCCGCCAACAGCTTTTTTAAGATCTTTCTACTATCCATATAGATACATATACACAGAGTGTATACCATTACAATGGTCGTTTGGCGTGATCTCCCTTCTAATCCATCATATCAGATTAGCAATACAGGACTTGTTAGACAAAAATCTAGGATGGTTTTTAACCGTGGGCGATACTACAGCAAGGCTGGGGGCTTGGTCAAGGAACACAGAGACTCTGACGGCTATTGCTTCGTGGTACTTGCCTTAAAGGGGGAAAATCAAAAGCGATTTGTGCACCGTCTAGTGGCTGAGGCCTTTATTGGACCTAGGCCTGAAGACCAAACAGTGGACCATATCAATAGAGTAAGGAATGATAACAGGGTGGAAAATCTGCGCTATGCCACTGCTTCAGAACAGAATCTCAACAGGGTGTTTAAAAAGAGAGATGAGTAAAGTGCTTATATAAGTTTGTGGGCGCTCCAGTTTTTTGGGGCGCCTTGCCACATGAATAAAGTGCTTATATTAGACTGGCAGGTGTGAAAGTGGGCGAACCCCGGCCGCGCCGGAACAATGGCGGGGACCTAGAAGTAACAGCAGACAATGCAGCGTGTGGTGTCGTTGTAGACACTACGCATTGTTCTGCACGGGCTTTCTTGACCAAAGGAGTCACTATGCCCCGCTCTCTCACCGTGTCCGTCTCGTCCAACACCATCAGCGCCGCGCAGAAGAAGAATGCGCCGACGAAGAATGATTCGTCGTCTCTCATCTGGAGCGGCGTCGTTGCCATCGTGAACGAGAAGAGTGAGGATCGCCGCTCGTTCACCATTGACGAGGTGAAGCGTTCCCCCGAGAACTTCCTCAAGTTCCTTGCCATGTCGTTGCACTACTTGCGCAGCATCGGCAAGACTCCATCTCTCGCAATGACTCGCATGAAGAATGCCATGCGAGACACGGCATTCAGCGACGACGACAGCGACTTCAACGACGCTGCATCGAATCTCGCCGAGGCGCATCGGATTCACAGCGAAACCCTGCGATTCCTGCGCGTCGTGTGCAAGAGCGTCGATGGCTTCGAGAACAAGAGGCTCGCGGGTTGCGACCTTGCTCGACAGTACGCGACTGCGCGGCATCTGCTCGTCGCATTCGATCTCGCATCGAATGAGGGAGTGGGCAGCGCCCGCAAGAAGGTTGCTGCGAGCGTGACTCGCAGCGCCGAGAATGACAAGCGCAACGCTAACAAGCGTTGATGCAGTCAAGATATCTCGCGCAAGCGAGAACGCGGTGAGCGTCGCTCACTAACCACTACCTTCTCTGTCGGTGCGCGAAAGCGCATCGACAGACTTCAAACAACCTCTTTGCACGCTGCATTCATTGCAGTTTCAAGCGAAGAGTGAGGCAACTAGTCGAAGATGTACCCGTGTTGCCTAGTGATCTATGCGTGGTCGAGTAACCAGTCTCGTAATCGCGCATCAGGTGCTAGGAACACAATGAGTGCATCCGATGAAGTCCCCTAGTAAGGGTGTTGCTTGTGCTAGTCGGCGAAGGAATGCCGACAATCTCTGCGTGCTACACGCAAGAGGTTCTACTATCCGCGCGTGCTCGGTAATGAGTAAACACGCTTCACAAGTCTGCGGATACGGTTAGCACTAGACCATGATTGATCGCAAGATATCTGCGGTGGGTTCAAGCCGCAGATGTTGAGTATCTCTCGTGAGTAAGTAACGGCTTGGCACCACTTGTGTGCGGTTCGGGTATACCCAGCCTGTACAGTCATGCGAATGCTCTACAGGATCAGACCGCGAAACTCGAGTGTCTCGTGTCATCTCTTCATCGGGATGAATGAGCAGATAGTCCCTGCTACCGAGACATGCACGTGACTGCGTACGATGATTAGTCATCGTGATCGTGGTAGGCGGCAGTAGTTTCAGAGTCTGAACTGCAGCACGATGCTCTGGGTGTGTCATGCGACACACACTCCAACATCGGCAAACACAAGTGTTACACGCGAAAGCGTCCGTGAACGGTAACGGCCGAGATCATCTCGGAGTCTTTGATGCCCCTCGCACCACTAATCCCCCTTCGCTTGGTCGAAAGATCAAGCGAAGGCTTCCAACAATGCAACAGGAATACCGATACCTGTTGCTACAGCAACATCGGTCGAGCAAATGCTCGGGAGCTAGTCATGCAGATCAAGATGATCGCGCGGGGCGTCGAGACCA